TCGAAGGCGTCGAAGTCAGCGTCGGAGAGCTTGATGCGATCCATTATTTTTGGGTCCGGTTGGCGACGGTGTCGGCAATATAACGCAGGACCTCCGCATCCGTAGGCTCCCGTCCATTTCGTGCGCGCAATCGCGCCGCCGCCTTGCGCTTGGTTTCCATGTCCACGGCGCCATCAAACTCCGCCGCACGTGCGTCGCGCGTGGCAATGTTCACCCCGTTCGCGCGCGCCTCGGCCAGGTTCTGGCGGACCTTCAAGGCCATCGCATCACGCTGCTCCGGCGTGGGCTTGCGGCCGTCGTTGGATTGAATGAAGGCGCGCTCGGCGTCCATGTACGCACGCGACACCGCGGCCCGCTCATCCTTGCCGGCCGGTCCTTCCTTGATACCCAGGTCCCGGTTGATGTTGGCCAGGCGCTGCTCATCCGTCGCCCAGTCGGCACGCTCGCCGGCCTTCTTCGGGTTGTTGATCGCATCCACTCGACCCAGCAGCATCTCGTAATCGTCAGCCGCGAATTTGTGGGAGTTGGCCAGGATCAGGTTACGCTGCTTGGAGAACCCGTCCGGATCCTCGACCGACTGGCGCCGCAGGGTTTCGAACAGGACCGCATCCGTCTTGGGCAGGGTGCCTTGGATGCGGTCGGAGATGATGCGCTCGTAATTGTCCCGGTGCCCCTTCTGGGTGATGAAGGCGATCTGGTCAGGCGTAACGCCCGGAATCTTCTCAAGCGGCATGCCTACCGGCGCCGCCCATACCTTGCTGTTCACATCCTCCAGCACCGCGGCCTCGCGCTCATTCTCTGCCTGCTTGGCCAGGTTGTGGCGGTCGCGGATCTTCTGCTCAATCGCGCGCTTCCGGCCCAGGTCGGTAATGCCTTGTGCCGCGCGCAGCTTGTCCTCCAGCGTGGCCTTGGGGTCCAAGGTCTGCATTGGACCGGCCGACGAACGTGTAGCCCCCGCCGGCGCCGCCGAACCGCGCCCTGCTTTGGCCGTGATCTTCTGCACGTACTCCCGGGTTTCGGTATAGGGAATCTTGGCGATGAACTCGTCGATGGATATCTCGCCCTTGCGGGGATCACCCAAGCCGGTATACCGCCGCTTGCCCACCACCGTCACCACACCCTTGGGCTTGGTCCAGCCAGCCACCGCGCCCGGTCCTGCGTTGTAGGCCGCAAGCCCCAACTGCACCGACCCGAACGTGGAGACCTGGGCTTCCATGTAGGCACGGCCAAGGCGCATGTTGTAGTCCTTGTCGGTCTTGAACCGAACCGGATCCCATGCGACGCCCGCGTATTTGGCCGCGATCGGGCCGGTGTCGGGCATGATCTGCGCCACACCAATGGCGCCCGCGCTGGACGTGATCGGAACGCCGTTTGCATCCACCTGCCGGTTGCCGGATTCCTGCTGAATCTGCGAGCTCCAGATCATGTCGATGGTCAGGTCGCCGCCCAGCGTGGCCGCATCCCCGCCGGACTCAAACCCGTTGACGAAGGCCTCGGCCGCCGCCTCATCCTGCAGCGGCTTCATGCGCGCCATAAGCTGGCCCGCCGCTTCCGGGCTGATCATGTCCGCGTTGTCGTCGAAGTAGGTAGACGCCGCGTTTATATCGCCCTTGGCCAGCAGCCCGTTGACCGCCGTGCTGTGCACCGTGGTCAGGAACGCCTGCTCCCGCATCTTGTAGACGTCCTCGGATTCGCCGTTGATCTTCTGCATGGACCGCAGGGTCTGCAGGCCGAACTCTGCCTCGCGCGCCTGATCTTCGAAACGACCATCCAGCGCCGCCTCGGCTGCCCGATCGGCTGAATTGGTCAGGCTGGCCTTGAACTCCTCGGCCACATAGCGGTTGTTCTCGTCGACGGCGTAGCTGTTGATCCGGTTGAGCATGGACTCGCGCGTCTGCCCGGCATAGGACAGGAACGCATCACGCGCCTTGGGGCTGCGCAGCGTCTGCAGAATCTCGCCCTGCACGGTCTCAAAGTCAGGTGCCACGTCGTCGATGACGCCCAGCGCTTCCTTGCCCTTGCGGGCATACACGCCGTTCGGGTTGTCAGCGCTGAACCAGGACCGCTCCCAGTCGCCCAGCTTGCGCCTGGCCTCCAGTACGCCCACGGTGTCGGCCTTTTCCTGCGCCTGCTGGGCAATCTGACCCACGACCCCCGCCGCGGACTCCAGACCACGCACCAGCCCCGCCGTTTCGTTGCCCGTCATCTCGGACGGACCACGGACATTGGGCAGCGGCTGGGGCGCTACGCTCGCCTGCGTGACGCGCGCGACGGTAGCCATCAGCGTGGCCCGCCGACGCCGCTACCGTAGCCGGCAGGTGCAAACTGGGTCGTGGCTGCGGCCCCCTTGGACCCCGCGCCGAACGCCCCAGAGTTGTAGCCCCCCGCCACACCGCCAAACAGGCTCGACCCCGTAGTCAGCAGGATGCCGGTGCGGTCGTTCTTCCCCTTGAACGCGCCCAGCCGCTTGTCCGCTTCGGCGCCCCAGGCCTCGTACTTGTAGCCGAAGGCCTTGCGCTCGGCGTTGGCGGTGATCCGGTTCTCGTCGATCTCCCCAAAGATCGCGGTGTCCCCGAGGATATCCAGCGCCGTGCCGGTGGTTTCCACGTTCTGCGCGCCGAACCCCACTTGCTGCGTGGCAAGCTGCATGCGGGTCTGCTGGCGCCGCTCCTGGCGCTCGATCTGGCCCAACCGCTCGGCATCCAAGGCCTGCGCATTGGCTACCTTTATCTTCTGGTCCTGTACCTGCTCGTTGTATTTCTGCGCCTTTTTGCTGCTGTCATAGGCGACGTACCCCGCGCCCGCCGTCAGCGCCAAGGACCCTACAAGCAATAACGTGGCCGGTTCACACATGCTGCACCTTCCGTTCGAACATCATAAATGGCAGGCCCGCAACGCCGTGTGGACGTGGCGGGTAGAACTGGAACCCCATCCACTCCAGCCAGCGGTGCGCCTTCTCGTTGCGATTGTCCACGAAATTGACCAGATGCGGGAATACCTTGTGCATTTCCTCAAGGATAGGCCCCGACACCCGCACGACGGTCTTGGCGTATCGCTCCATCCGGGGCGTGGCCACCATCCACGGGCACCCGATGCCGTAGGCCATGGACGCAGGCGAGGCCCCGAAGATGCACACGGGCTCACCGTCGACCAGCGCCGTGAACAGCACCACCGACACCCGCATCCCGTAGCGAATCACCGTCAGCGGATCCTCGCCCGAACCTGCTGCGAACTCCTCCCGATCAGCCTGGCGGCAATTGGACGCGATGAACTGCGCATGCTCGTCAGTCGTCGGGACAAAGCGCAGCTCCATCAGCCGCCCGCCTCCACGCGCGGGATCAGGCCCAACACGGTGCACGGCAGCGGGTCATCTTGGACGAACATGAAGCGCGCATTTTTGTCCCAGGTCGCGTCGATGGTGTATTCGAACAGGCCAGTCACCAGCGGGATCAGGTCCTCCTCATCGTTCCATTCGGTTTTGACGTCCTCCAGTCGGTCCAGGTCTGGGCCTACCTTTAGCCCGCGGGTGTCCTCCACCAGCACGCCCACCCGGTTGATCAGCTTGGGACGGTCGCGCACGGTCTCGGCACCAGGCGCATTGATATCCAACGACACGCCAATGCCGCGATACGGCAGGCCCACGCAGCCAATGCAGGACGGCACGTCCAGCTCGATGGTGCCGCCCGTCACCGTCTTGCGGGACTGCACGCTGGCATCCCCCAGCACCGCGACCTCCATCCCCTCCAGATGATCCAGCCCGGTCAGCGTGGTGCGGTAGATATCCCACGCATCGGCCGCCACGGCGCGGAAGGTGGCCGGTACCGTGCCCACCGATTGCACCTCCACGACCGTGCTGGATACGTAGTTGATCACTACCAGGTCCACATGCTCGCCCGTGGTCTCGTCGCGCAACTGCACAATGTCGCCCTCATCGGTCGCGCCAACCCAGAATGCGAGCGAGTTGGTTAGGGTCAGTATCTCGGACTCCGACCACGTCGACCCGCCAGTCAGGGTCTGCACGCCCGCCTGGTCGCGCCCATCGAAGGACAGGCCGCTATCCACAAAGAAGGCCTCGCGCTGGTCCTCGATGGTTACCGGATGCAGCTTCTCGATATAGCGCCGCGTCGCGCCATCAACCGTGCGCTCGATCCCGTAGTACACGGCATTCTCGGCATCGCGCGGGATGGTGCAGACGGTGAACACCTTGCCATCGGTCTCGTGCTGGGCCCAGCCCACCACTTCCTGCTCACGCAAATAGGTCACCGTAAAGAAGCGGCCGTCCGCCGTGACAATGTGCAGGGCGTTGTATGGCACCTGCTGGAAGGCCATGTCGACCACGGTGCGGCCCGTCTTGCGCAGTAAGTGACTGGCATAAATGCCCAGGTCGTTGCCGGTGTATCCGTCCTTGGTGAACTGATACCCCAGGTCACGCAACACGCCGCCTCGGCCCTGCAGATACAGGACATTCTCACCCACCACCTGCGCCGCCAGCCGACTGGATCCGAACCACGATTGTGGCTTGAAGCCCACCTTGCCCGGTGCCACCACCTCATCGGCACCCGTCGTCATCAGCCACTCGGTAGAGGACGTCATCACAATCAGGTTGTCCAGGGGCACCAGCTCACGAATGGGCTGGACCTGGCGGGCGTTGATCGTGATCGTGATGCCATCGCTATCCAGGATGGGCGTGGTTTTGCCGTGGTTGACGTAGTCGCCAGCCTTGGACATGAAAAGGGTCTGCGGCTGCGCGGGCGTGCTGGCCCAGATCAGCCGGTCGGAATAGAACTCAACCTCGCCCGGATACCCATAGCCCGGGTTCCACGCCGAATAGGCCCACAGGTCGGTCGCGTTGTAGCCGGCCGCGCCAAACCGCTGCACCACGATAGCGGCACCATTGGCCGGCGGCTCGTAGAACGTGATGGTGTTCGCGGTGGTGTCAATGTCCCAGCCTTGCGCCACGGTCCTGCTCCTTTATGGAATTTCGGTATCGCCAGGGTTGCCGGTGCCGTTGTCGAAACCGCCACCCGAAGCCGGGGGAGGCTGATAGTTTGGATCGGATTGAACGGGCAGGCCCGCCACCGTCACCGTATACGTGCCATCGGTGGCGTCCGGAGCAGCCAGCGAAAACACCGTAAGCACGCCGTTGCCGACATGGTTCCAGGTATCCGCAGCCGACGGAAGCGAACCCACCACCTGGGCAGGCAGGCGAAGCTGGACCACGCCCGTCACTTCCGTGGGGCTCACGTAGCCGGTGATCAGGACGATGCCATACCCCGAATCGACATACTCCCACTCGACGCCCACCGTCCAGGTGCTGGTGCCATCTGTACGCACATCGCCGGCGCCGTCCCACGCGCGGCCGGACTCATGCACCGGCTGGCGGTTGCCAGTCTCCTCCCAGCTTGTGCCGCCTACGGGGATGGTCACTGCCTTGTACGTCTTGCCGTCCGAGCGGCGCAGATCACCCAGCGCCACCGAGCGGTCACCGACTACCCAAGGCTTGATCTGGCCAAGGTTCTTGGTCTCCACGTAGAACAGCGAGCCCACGCTATTGGCCGTGAAAATGTCGGCATTGGACTCCAGCGTGACGTTGCCGGTCGCGCCGCTGGACACCACCACGCGGGACTCGTCGGTATTCAGGTCGCGGAAAGGTCCGTCCTTGGTCTGGTGCGCAACCACCTGGAAGAAGGTTGACGACGTGCGCCGGATGGTCTGTGGCGGAATCTCCTGATTGGCCATATACAGCACGTCGTTGGACTGCGTATAGCGCACGGCCAGCGCCTGCGTGTAGGACCATGGAGTGGCCACGACCAGCGTCGGATCCGCCACCCACCACAGGGGCGATACGTTCGGCGTGTTGCCCAGATTCGCCGCCTGCAGGGAACGGTAGATGATGCCGCCGTCGTTGACGTAGGCGTGCAGGCCATAGGTCGTGCCGCCCGCATACGCGGTCGTGTCGCTGGTCTGCACCTCCACCAGCACGTCGTTGGCCAGGAACCGGGCGTAGTAGTGGGACAGCTCGATCACGTAGGCGACCTCGGAGCCCGCATCCGAACTGAACACGAACGGCAGCAGACGGAACCGCGTGGCCTCATCGAAGGCAGCGGTCAGGAACTGGGTCCCTGACCGGAACTCCACACCACCCGTGGGCCGCACGATGAAGTTGTAAAGCTGTTTCAGCGCCACCTGGTACCGCGCCGTGTCGACGCGCGCATACAGCGAGGGGGAAATCTCCCCCGCAGTCAGGCTGGGCTGGAGCAGGGGCGACGGCATCAGTTGCGCGCCAGTATGGACGCAGGCATCGGGTCGGGCCCGTTATCCTGCTGGTCGTATTGAATGTTTGCGTTGATGTTGAAGCTATTGTTGTAGCGGGTCATTGCCACCTGCAGCCAGTTGGACGATGCGGTAAGCGGCAGCGCCAGCTCCATGGACAGCCGATCGGCAATGGTCGAGACCATCATCGGAGAGAACACCGCCGGGTTGGTGACCTTGGCCACATAGGTGATATACGACTGCTGGTTATTGGCCAGGATGACGGAGCTATTTCCGTCGTCGGCCAGCATCAGGCGGTAGGCGAACATGCCCTCGCGCTTGTAGGAATCCCACGGCCCGCCGCAGCAGCCGCCCCAGTAGCCGATGGACGCGCCGGCCTCACTCAAGGGACCGACCTCCAGAATGCGCAGGCAGTCATCGGGCTTGGCGAACTGGTAGGCCCAACCGTCCAATTGCAGGTTTGGCGTCACGCTGGCCAGGGCCTTGACCTTGACCGCGAACGGGAAGGCCGCCGACTCCATAACCTCGTCACGGCACTGCGCATAGTTGCGGCTGCACAGCCGCGCTTCCTTGCTGTTCTCGTTCAGCGCCGCCACGGTCTTGTCGGAGCCCACTCGACCAATGGCAAGGTTGTAGATATCAAGCTGGGACGCCATGGTCGACTCCTAAAAGCATGCCCGAGTCTCCCCGGGCATGAATGGTTACACAGGGACGGACGGGATTATGCGTCCTTTTTCTCTACTTCGTCAGCGACTTCAACGCCTTCGCCAAGCTCGGCGCGGTCTGCGTCCGTCAGCTCCAGGTCTGCGTCGCCGTAATCTTCGCCACGGTTGGTGACGCCCTGCATGTCGTTGTCCAAGTCACGCAACGCCTCGCGCGTGGCATTCGGATCGCCTTTGTGTTCGGCACGCACGTCGCGCGCGGCCAGCTTGTTGGCCTTGGCGGCAGCGTTCAGGGGAATCAGGGCCTTGCCCGGAACACCCCAATACTGGACGGTCTGGTGCGGAGTGCCCGGACCCACCAGCATGTTGTTGATATAGGACTGCTCGGTGACCTTGTAGGTCGGAACCGTGTCCAGTTGACGCGCAACCGGCCGGCGCTGGATGGGCGCGGGCTTGGTCGATGCTGCGGTTTTCTTGGCGGTGGCCATGCACTTCTCCAGAGAGTGGAACGGATGGACCAGAAGGGGGCGAGTTGCCCCGCCCCCTCATGGGTTACAGGTTGGAGGCCTGGGCTACAGCGTAGGGCTTCCAGGTCTGCGGTTCGCGCGTCAGGAACGCACTGATCGCACCGCCGCCGGACATGGTGCCGATCACCGTGTAGCGGACGCCGAGATAACGCTCGTAGTCGCCATACGGCAGCGGGATCACGCCCAGCGTCTTGCCGGCCGGGGTCAACGACGCCAGCGCAATGGCACCGCTGGTGTAGTGAACCGTCGGGGACGTGGCCAGGCCAGCCGTGCTATCCGATTCCAAGGAGTAGGCCAGGCTGGTGCCGCCCGCAAAGGCGACGTCGATCTGGACCACCAGGAAGCAGGATCCGGAAAAGCCGCCCAGGTTCTGGATGACGTTGGTGAACGAGTTGCCCGCAAGGGTGTCGATCACGTTGGTGGAGATAGCCGTGACGGTGACGACCTGGCTATCGCTGAACTCGTTTTGCTTGTCGATGAGAGACATGACGATGATTCCTTTTTCAGTGGTCGGGCCGGGGTGCGGCCCTTCCTATTGTGGGATAGCGAGGGCTTAGACGACGCGGGCTTCGGTCGTCAGCATGCGGTCGATCTTGCGCACCGGGTTGCCGGCGAACAGGGTCACGCGCTTGCCGGCGATCTCGCCCTCGGTCACGGTGTACTGGGCCTTGTTCAGGACCTGGCGACGCAGGAACGAGCGCACACGACCCGGCACGTACCAGACCTTGTTACCGGCACCGTCACCGATCAGCTCGTCGGCCTGAATCATCAGGTCGATCAGATCGGCGCCGGTCGCGGCATTCTTGGTCAGGTCGCTGGAGTCGATGTTGCAGATACGCACGATGTTGCGCCAGTCCTCAACCGCGATACCGCCGTTCCATTCGAACCAGTCGCGGTACATCGGCAGCTCGCCAACGCCGTCCGGCGCGGTGCAAAGCTCCACGCCGTAGTCGTCATGCTGCAGGCCAGCGGCCGAGCCCTTCGGATAGATGCCGTACACCGAACCAGCAGCCCAGGAGATCAGCAGGATGGACATATTGTCCGAGCCCGTGCCGCCTGCGTCGATGATGTTTCGGCTGTTTTCCGGCGAGCCGGCGCCGATATCGCTGTAACGCGGCATCAGGCCCAGGAAGGACTCGGGGCTGGTGCCGGTGTCGCCATACAGCAGGGTCTGCATGAACGTCTGGTTCATGGCTTCCATGTGGCGGCGATTCTTGCGCAGGCGGTACACCGAGCTGTTGCCCGAGAGATCCGCCAGCAGCTTGTCGACCTTGCCCAGCGACGTGAGCGAGCCCATGGACTCGGTCAGGTCGGTGCTGGTGCCCTTGGACGGCAGGATACCGGCGTTGAGCTTACGGTACACGGCAGTCGGCAGGCCGGTGGTGACCGAGATGCGGTGTCCGCCCGTGCTGTTGGCTTCGAACCACGGGATATCGTCCAGTGCTTCGTTGGCTTGGGTGAGCAGTTCAGCGACGGGCAGCGGTTCGCCGTTGACGCCGAACTCCTTGGAGACTTCCAGGAGGGTGGGATAGTTTGCGCCGAGAGTGGCCATTGTCGTACTCCGATAGTTGGGTCAGGTTGGTTATGCCCCGGGGGGCAGCTTCTTGGAGGGCTTGTTTGCGGAGGCGAGCATGCGTTCAGCCATGGCTGCTTCCGTGTTCGCAGGGGCGCGCGGCGCTTCCGCACCGAGACCGTGGACGACACCTTTCTCGCGGGAGGCATTGCCTACCTTGAAGGCCCAGCGCAGCAGCGCGGGGTGGTTGCCCAGTCCAGACTCGATCAGGAATTGCTTCAATTCGGGATCGCCGTAGGTGGTGAACGCTTGCTGCGCCACCATCAGGTTCTCCTCAAACTTCGCACCACCGATGACCGGGTCCGCCTTCGCAGACTCGGCCCACTGCGCGATGCGCTCATTGGTGTCACCAGCGAGCTGGGCCTCAATCTCCGCACGGAACTTGATACCTGCATCCACGATCGCCTGTTGCCGCGCGAGCGGTGACAGGGTCTCGATGGTGCTTGCCAGGGTGTCCAGCTCTGCGCGCCATTCGGCGGAGACCTCGATACCTTCCGGCAGTACCAGTTCAGTCGGGGCTTGATCGCCCGTTTCGCCAGCAGCTTCGCCAGTTGCCGGATCCCCAGACTCGCCTGCCGGCTTGCCTGCATCACCTGCACCCGCTTCGCCACCCGCACCGCTTGCTCCAGCCTCGCCGCCTTCGGACCCAGGTACGCCTTGCGCGCCCTGGCCGTTGGTCCCTGCTACGCCTTCGCCCCCCGGTTGACCTGACCCTGCCTCACCAGCATTGGCGGCTGGCGTGGCTGGAGTTTCACCCGGGATTGTCTGATTCGTCATTTGCTTGTTGCTCCGCAAGTTGAGCGCGCTTCACGCGCTGGAGATATTCGGTCCGCATCACAAGCTCTTGTTCAGGGCATGCCTCGCGGATCTCCTCCAGCAGCCAGTCCCCCAGCTCCCGGACACCCACGTCATGCGCCAGGTCCATGGCGTTGGGCTTGTACTTGACCGGACGGTTGCAGCCCGTCACGTCAAGGATTCGCCACGCCATAGCCCTACCGAGCGGAGTCTGCATCAGATGCTTGACCGCATCAAGCTCCAATTTACGTTGCGCGTTCTCCAGCGTCTGGTTGCGCTGCACCACGCTACGGTCGTTTGTCTTTCCCACCACTACCTCCTTGGCCGGCGTCGGCGCCGGTAGATGACAACAAGGTGGCCGTCCATTGGTGCAGGACCGCCCCCCGAATAGGTCAATGTAGCGTCATAGCCGACCAGCGCGTAGGCGCCAGGGTCAGCCACCAGCCGGCGGGCATAGCGCAGCCCAGCCGCCGATCCCGTGAACGTGTAGGCACCTGGCGCTGCAGACAGGACGCGGCCATAAACCAGGTTGGCATTGCCGCCTGTGAGCGCAAAACTCCCCGCATCCGCCGGTAGGGTGTAGCCGCCGACCGACGTGTAGACCAAGCCCACATCGGCGCCCGTGAAGGCATAGGCCCCCGCATCGGCTACCAGCCTGCGACCGCGCACCAGGTTCGCCGCGTTGCCGGCGAGGGTATAAGCCCCCGTCGCCGCTGGCATCACTCGCGCACGGACAAGGTTCGCCGTGTTGCCCGTTAGCGTGAACGCGCCCGGGTCTGCCGTGAGCGTGTACGTCGGACCACCACCGGAGGACGTGTAGTCCATCCAGGCGTTCATCCGGCCCGCACCCGTGCCGCTTTGCGTCCACGTCCCAGCAGGCGTGGCGTAGGTCGTGCCCTCCATGCGGGACTGCCCGCCGGACGTGTCTACTTGGAACTTGGCTTCAAAGCTATCGGTTACACCGCCCAACCAGATCAGTTGCGCAGCCGTCAGGCCCGGAACAGAGACCGCCCAGGACAGCACGCCGCCGCCACCAGGAACTGCCTGCCCCGTCGATGCGTACAGCAACGCGCCAGGTTGGCCGCTCCCGTTGTCCGCGTAGACCAGGAACTTCGCATTCGTGCCAGCGCCGGACGTGGCATCGAACCGCAGGTAGCCCGTTACGCCATCGCCCGCACCGGGCATAGCGAACTGCGACAACCATGCACGATCACCACTCGCGGGCGACGTGTCCGTTCCCGCCGTGTTGTCGCCTACCGTGCCGCCGCCACTTGGCGTGTACGTCAGGGTCGCATTGTTGCCAGTCAGTGAATACGTGCCAGGATCAGCAATCAGGGTGTAGGTAGCCCCAGACCCTCCGTCGAAATACTCGCCGGGAAATACAAGTGCGCCGCGCCAGCCGTAGCGTGAGCCGTCAACCAGCGCGGGTTTCATTACCCGTGCGCCAGCTTACCGCCACCGCGTACCGTGCCGGTCGTGGTCGTGCTGGCAATCTGCACGGGGAACAGGCACGCACTGTTCACGATTTCCGGGAAGCCCAGCGCCGCCCAGTCGAATATCTCCATCTTGTTCGCCAGCGGCAACGGCATGGTCAGTCGCGGACGCGTCGCCGTGAATCCGAAGTTTCCAGCGGTGCCGGTCGTCGCGGACAGGATGGCGCTGTTGATGTCCCGAATGTAGAAGCCCGCCTTCGCCGCAGGAACCAGCACGTTCAGCGGCAGCATCAAGGATGCGCGGCGGGTTGCAGCCAGCGAGACAGCCGTCAAGTCGCCCGTGGTGCCGTCGTCGTACGTCACGTTGACGGTCAAATTGACGACGGACGCACCGGTATCTGTGTACCACTCTGCGAACCACTGGATATCCGAATAATTGGCGTCACCGATTCGTGCGGCAAGGTCGCTGGTGCCGATGTTGGCGTGAACGTCCAGATTGACCGTCTGCGCCGTCAGCACCGTGCCGGATAGCCCGCCCATGTGCATCAGTCGGTCGTGGATCTCTATCGTGACCGCGCTGTTGCTGCACATGGCGTTCGCCCAGCCACCGTAGGTGGTGGCCGGCGAAGTCTGCTGGGCGAACTTCATCGCCCCCGTCAGCGCGTTGGTACATATCGCCGCCGTAGTCGGGATTGCACCTTGCCCCGGTTGTCCAGTCGCACGGAACAGACTGTGATACTGCCCCGCCGCCGCATTGGAGATGGACGCCTTATCCAGAATGAACCGCGTGGAGTTGTTCCCCAGCGCGTTGACTACGCCATCCAGTGTAGTGATCGCCATTAGGCCACCGTCAGGGCTGCGCCCGTGAAGTCGATCAGCAGGGTTTCCGCCGATGCCATCGTGATCGCGGAACCGTAGTCGTACCAGCCGACCAGCGGGTCAGCCGGTGACGTGACGGTGTCGTCGTAGATCACCACATACCGGAACGTCGCCACCGCGCCCGATGCCGTCAGGGTCAGGTCGTTGAACGTCAGCGAATACGTGCCGCCCGACTGCGTACTGGACGCCGTGGTCAGGGTGCGCGCCGAAAGATTCGTGTAGCTGATCTGGGTAATGTCGGCCAGCACGCTATTGGCCGCCGTGGGCAATGTGTTGGTCAGGGCGACGACAAAGGTATCGGTGCCAAGGTTGGCACCCTCCACCATGTTCTCGGCCCATGCGTTGAACTTGTTGAATACGGCCATGGCTTAACCCTCCAGCAGTTTGCGGGTCTGGGCTTGCGCCTTCTCCAGCCGGGCCTCCAGCGCCGTGACCTCGGACTCCAGCTTGCTGTGCTTGGCCTCGGCCGACTTCACCGCCGCCTTGGCTTTGTCCAGCAAGCCGTTGGTGACCGCCAGGTCCGCCTCGGCACCCTGCACGATGCTGGCCGCCTTGGCATCTGCGCGCGACAGCACGTCCTCGGCGTCCTTCTTGGCCCTGGCCAGCAGCGCAGCCGCCTCATCCGAGGCCTTGGCCAGGGTGGCGTTGGCGCTCGACTCGGCATTGATCGCCAGGACCTTGTTGGCCTCGATCAGCTTGTCGCGCTCCTTTTGGGCATTGGCAATGCCCGCCGTCAGCTCGTCGCTGGCCTGCTGCAGATTGCCCACCGCTTCCAGCTCGTCCGCCAAGGCAATGACCGCCTTGAAGCCGCGGGACAGGTTGCGGAAATCTTCCACCGCCTTGATTTTGGAGTTGCTCATACCGCCCCCACCGTGAGGATTGTGACGTTGACGGACGTGGTGCCGTCCCCTGCCGTGACGCGGGGGCGGATGAACTGCACCACCTCCATCACGGACTCGATCTTGGCGCTGGACAGGTCCAGGTTGTTGCCTTGCGGGTCGGTCAGCACGGCGTAGTTCACGCCGTCCAGACTCCCCTCGATGCGGACGTTGCCGCCTACCCCGAAGGTGCCGGACACCTGCACCGATCGGTCAGACAGGAAGGGGAGCTGGATCGGCGCACCGTCATCGCCGTTGGCCAACGCGGCCCAACTGTGCACGATGGTGGTCGCGCGACCGCGCTCGTTCAGGGCTTTCGTTGATGCGATGGTGGCCATGGGTGACTCCGGGGATCAGTTGAGTGGTACAGCCAAGCCGGACGCGCCGGCCTGCTGGGCAATGTTGGATAGCGTACTACCATCTTGCGGCACCGCTTCACCAGCGGTTTTCAGTGCGTTGGCTGTCTGCTCGATGGCCGGCGCCATCGCCGCGAACTGGGCTTGCTGCTGCTGCTGCGCCTTGGCCGCACGCTTGGCCATAATCTCCTCGTCGGTCGACATGATGCCGGCCGGGATACCTTGCGCATCGGCGTACTCGTTGACCAGGTTGTCGGCGTTGACCTTGTCCAGCACCTCGGGCCACACGGCCGCCAGGTTACCCACGAACATGCCGAACGCCTCGATGCCGCGGGTGTTGGTCGCGCGCGCGGCCTGGGCGAGGATGGACGTGTACTCCACGGACAGGGCCTCATTCTCCAGCCCCTTCGGCGGGGGTGGAATCAGCGGGTTGCCGTCGATCATGCCCTTCCAGAAGGGCTCACTGCGACGCTGCATGATGGCGAAGGTGCGGTCGATGATCGGATCCAGCAGCTCCTCGTTCAATCGCTCCAACACCGGGCCAAGGACCAGCATCTTCTCCTGGTGGCGTTCCTCGACCTCGCGCGCAGTGATGCCGCTGCGAGTGTCGTTGGCCAGCATGAGGAACAGGTCCTCGTAGCAGGCCGAACGGATGCGGCGCTCCATCTCCCCGATGTTCTGGGTGGCGTATTGGAAGGCTTGGGGATGGGTCTGGACGATAGGACGCACGCCCGTGCCGCCCGTGTTGGCCGGATCCGTATAGGTCACATCGCCTGCCAACAGGGACAGGCGCTTGCCACGCAAGGCTGCACCGGCCTCAAGGGGCGGGGACGTATGCTTTTCCAGCACGTCCTCGGAGCGACGCTCCTTGAACTGGAGCTGCTTCACGTCGCCCAGAATGTCGTGACCCAGGCCCTTGCCCCACAGGTCATTGCCCGTGACGTCCCAGCGTGGCGCGAACAAGGCACGCTCGGCCAAGCCCCTGCGCTCCAGCGGCTCCTGCGAGTCACCCATCGCCTCCCAATATTCTTCGACGAAAGGCATGTCCCGGTAGCCGAACCCGCCGACCTTCCGGTCCTGGTTGGGCTCGATGATATGGATCAGGTGGACCGAATCCTCCAGCTTGCCGGTGCGGTACAAGGTGCGGGTGCGCTCGGATAGTCCGGGGCTGTTGCCCCAGGTCGCAACGACGTTGCGCACGGTGTCGACGTATTGACGGGTGAAGGTGTCCACCACCAGCCGGTTGTCCTGCGCCAGGCCGTACTCGCCAATGGTATAGGGGTAGAACCGGATGATGGACTGCGCGTCCTCCACTTCCTGCAGGCAGCCGGTGCCGAACGGGGCAAGTTCGCCGTACAAGCTGGGCAAGACGTTGTAGAGATTCGACTTGGCGAACAGGGTTTGCATGGCACGACCCACGCCATCCAGCCATTGCCGGTGCGGGGTGTACTTGGCGAGATCCGGGTCAGGCGTGGCCAGCTTGAACCACGGCCGGCCCGGAGAAGTGAGGCCGCTCATCATCCCCGAGGAAAGGATGCTGAACGAACGCCCCGCAACGTTGTTGATGATTTTCAGGCCCTTGCGCTTGCCGCGCTGGTTCTGGCCAAGGTTGGCAGTCTCAAACCTGCCACGATACGGGGCCATGTACTCGCCAATGTCCCGCAGCACCGGCTTGACCGAGTTGAACGAATCCTCCACAGACTTGACCCGCGACTGCATGCGGGACCGCTCCTGGTTGGAGGGGATCTGGTCGATCGTGGGAGCGGTGGCCATCGGTTACGTGCCCAAGGCCATCTTGGCGCCGCTGGTCGGTGGCAACCCCGCACCCAGTCCGGAGCCGGTCAGCAGTGTAGAAGCCACGCCAGCGCGCGACACCTGCCGGCGCCGGTTCTTGTCACGGGCATCCAGGCTGTCCTGGTCCACCATTTGCGGGGAATAGGAGTGTGGCATCACGGGAGCAGGCGGCGCCTTGGGCTTGCTGGTGCACATCGGCGGTTACCCTTACTGGATTTGCGCGAGTCTATATCCGACCAACGGTGTCCGCAATGGGGCGTTGAATCCGTGGCATTGACAGCGTCGTGACGAAGGTCACAATGGACGCAGGATAGCGGCGTGGACATGACACGCGGTCGGGGCGTCGGGCCCCAGACTTGAAACAAGGCTTTGACGCCTTGAGCCGGTGCAGGGCCCTCCCCCGATTCCGGTCTATCCGCTTCCCCTCAACGCTCGTAACGGTCGACGTCATCGTCCCGACTGATCACCGCGCGCGTCATCTCGTTGGCGCCGAACAGCAGCTTCTCCCGCTCGATGGACCACTGCGCCTGCACCGGCTGGGCGAAGGTCGTGGCCAAGGCGTCGGTGTAGTCAGGCGACCGGCCAATTGATTCCTTGATCTGGTCCTTGGACGCCACCAGAATCTTGTCGCCCTTGAAGGTATAGGTCAGCGCGACCAGTTCGGCTTTCATCTCGGGGATATTGGGCAGCGCAGCGCCGGCCTTCACCCACAAGGCGAGCTCGTAAAGGATCTCCGATCGCTTGTTGTAATACTGCGGATCGTTCGGCTTTCCCGAGAACGCCACCGGGATAGCCGCCTTGCCCAACACCGTAAGCTGGTCGATCCAGGCCGCACCATACCCGCCGGTGTCATCCACGAAGCAGCCGTCCGCCTTCCATTCGTTCCACTTGCGCGCCACGGTGCCCGCACCCTGCAGGCTGTCCACATTACGCAGCACCTGCGGGGTGAACGCCACCGGGCCCTGTCTCGGGAAGATGACGCTGGAGTCATCACCGAACCGTGCCACGTCGCAGCCCAGCACCTTGGCGAAGCTGGAGTAGCTGGACTCGGGAATGTGCCGCCCCATGGCCGCCTCCACGTCCTCGATACCCAGCAAGGCATTGATGGACGCAGGGGGAAACTGGCCAAAGACGTTGACCAGCACCCAAGGATTGTCCGCGCCGTAGGTCTTGATCTGGTCCCGTGCCCACTCCACCGACACGCGGGGCGACCGCTTGGGACTGTCTGGGTCCCCGGTGATGGAATAGGTTTTCCACATATGCGCGCCACTGGTGCACGCGCGGTACAGCGGCCCCTCCAGGTGCGTCGGGTTGCCGGCCTGGACCACATGGGCCTCGATCGTGCCGGAGAAGATGGCGTCCGCCGTGGCACCCACCGCGTCGGGGATACCGCCGGACTCATCCATCACGATCATCACGTAGGGCGCATGCAAGCCGGCCAGGGTGTTGGCCTGCTGGGACTTGTCCGCCGACTGGCGCCAAGTGCGGGCGCTCATCCACCACGTTTCTGGGTGGTCGTTGCAGGTGATGCGCTCGCTGCGCCAGGTGAACATTTGCTGCAGTAGCGGTGCCTTTTGTTGCCAGAACGCCATCTCGGCCCACAGGTTGTCCCGCAGATTGTCGCCCGAGATGGACGTGGCTGCGATCTTGGGCATGGGGCGAGTAAGCAGGAAGTTCCAGCACAGCCACGACAGCACGGCCGTCTTGCCCGGACCCTTGCAGGCTTTCATGGCCTGGCGGGGATGGTGGGGGAAATCCTCCAGCACCTCCTCCTGCCACGCATCGGGCTCGACTCCGAACAGGTCCCGCACCATCTGGGCAGGATGCTCGCGCCACAGTTTCAGCTTGGCCGCGGCTTGCTCGGCGGCAGCACGATCAGGGGGAACGCTCACTTGGATTGCTCCATGGCCACGCGCATGGCGGTCGACTCGATCACGTCAGGATCCTTGGCGCCATCGGTCAGCAGGGAAGGGTGGGGGGGTGCCGTCGTGGTCAGCCCAGACATGGCCACCAGCTCCACCAGCGAGAACGACACCTTATGTTCCACGTCCTGCTTGTCCCGGAACTCATCGGGCAGGCGATTCTTGAGCCAGAAGATAGCCGCGGCCGGGCTCGGTGCCACACGCTCACGGTACGGTGCATAGACCACTTGCCCCTCATGCTGCATCACCTTCACCACGTCCTGCTCGTATCCGACCGCCATCTGGTACAGCGAACGCTTGACCCGCTCGTCAGGTAATTCCTTCCCCATTTTCAGGGCGAGACAAAAGTCTGGATGCTGCAGCTTCCAGCGGTCCAGGGTGCGCTTGGTCACTTCGAAGAAATCGGCCAGCTCCTGGTCGGTGAAGTCACGCCCGGCGAGCTTCTTGGCCTGGACGATATATTCCTTCTTGAACTTGGGCGGGCGCCCCATGGGCTTGCCAAGGGCATCCGCCGTAGCTGCTCGCCGTTCCAGCATTTCCTCAAGCTGCATGGCCAGCAGCCGCTGCTCGGTGGTCTGCTTAGGCTTGTCCGCCTTCTTGGGCTTGGGCTTCACCACCGCATCGAGAACATCAGCCAAGGCCTTGGTTCCGCGGGGAGCTTTGGCCTTGGCTGTGTTGCGTTGCGTCATTACCTGCCCATGCCCTGCCAGTAGTAGATGACCAATGCTGCCACAACCACCGCGACGATGATGCCGACGAAGATGCGGAACTGAATGCCGAACCCCTCCATGGCGTGAGGGATAGGGCGATTGGCGTCAGCGCGTGCACGCATGGCACGCTTGCCCATGGCTTGCTGCTGTGCCTCGCGGGTCTCGGAAATCCAGCGGCGATCAGACGCGCGGTCGGACTTGGGCGCCATCACTCACCGCCTACGGGCGTAACGCCCCGGGTGACCAGGTCCACCATCGCCTTGCCCGGGGTGGCCAGCTTCACCTCGGGACCGTCCTCGCCCATGGGGCGGCCCGCCTTGTCCAGGAACTGGATGGCCTGCTCGGACTGGGGCACGGGTTCCCCGAACGCTTCGGGTGGCTGCATCAGGCCATGGAGCATGTCCACGGGCATCATCGAGCCATTGAAACGATTAAAGGCCGCGAGCTGGGTCTCTACGTCGGGACCAAACTGGACAATGATCCAGTCCCCGGCCGTGTGCACGATGGATCCGATGGGCAGGGTCAGCTTGATATGGGTCTTTTCGCCACTGGCCAGGCCGTCCTCACGACAGGCACGCTCAAGCGCGAGCTGGGGCGGGATGGGCTCAGCCTGCTGGGCAGCGAGCTGGTCATTGGCACGTTGCATGGCATTGGCCAGCTTGGACGTTTTGATCGGGGTCACGTTCGACACGGGTGGTTCCTCGGTTTGGTCGGGGGATTGCACCACGCAGGATGCGCCAGCGCGCAGATGTCGTCAAGACAGTTGGCGGGGTGACTTGCGGCCGTCAGTCACCGGGCAGGTGTACCGCCACGCAGGGGAGGACAAGGTCTCCCCGCACACAGGGCAGCGGTAGGCGCGGCCGGTCTCGCGGGGACGGACCCCGCGCTCCATGGGGGAACGCTTGAGGGTGCGGCCCTTTACTTGGACGGGTCCGGTTTGGGCTGCAGGCTTTCGATGGCCTCCAGCTTGGCGTTGAGCTTGTGGACAACCGCGTCATAGGCACGCAGCCACGACTCCAGCGACTTGTTGCAGAGGGTGTCACGGCCCTTGGCGTCGACACAGGCCAACGGGGGACGGGCCGGGGGCGGGATGCGCGCGGTCAATTCCTTGGACA